GAAAAGATTAACGAACTTGCCGAGGTGACAGCATGAAACCATTTAACCTATTTCTCTCAATCGTTTGCCTCTTGCTTGCGGGCTTCGTCCTTGGCGCATGGTATCTCGGCCAATTGGACAATCTGGGATTCACTTTTGCTTTCGGCACTGCCATATTCGGCGGAGCAATGGCAGCTCTTGAACTGTGAGGCCAGTATGTACCAAGTGACATACTTCAAACGGTTCGTCTCCGGCCCACTCAAAGGCATCGAGATTAAGGATATTGTCAAATTTCCTACTCACCCGGCAGCAGAGCAATTCGCCCAATGGTGCGACATTCCTGAGGTCAAGAAACCGGCAGCAGGCGTTAGCGAATACCTGACAAGCTTTCCAATCATCGAAGCAATTGCACATTAATTAACCAAAGAGGAAATTAATATCATGAATGACAACAAATACAATGGCTGGACAAATTACGCTACTTGGCGCGTCAATCTGGAGATATTTGACGGCATGAATCCTCGTGAGTTTGGATTCGATGGGCTAGATACTTACGATTTATCGCAATGCTTGCGCGAACATGCGGAAAACATAATCACTGATTACAAGTCAGAAACAAACCTTGCGCAGGATTATGCCCTTGCATTCTTGTCTGAGGTCAACTGGTACGAAATAGCGCAACATCTAATCGCTGACTATGCGGAGGTTTAATCATGCTCACATTCGACCCTGATCTGCCCAAATTAACCGCCCACAGGCCGCCGACACGCGCAGAGATACGCTTCGGCTATGGCGCAACCCATTACAAAGACATACCGCGCATCCTGTTTACAAAACCGGACGGAAGCCTGAAACGCTGGACAATCTGTCCAATAGACGGCCTCCGATACTACCGATGAGCATTGACGAGCTGTTCCGCAGAGCACACGGCCTCACAGAATCAGAGGCCGTGGCTTGCCTGCTACTGCTGAAGTCTGCTACTGACTCAGGCATCCCACTATCAGATCAACTTATCGAAGAGACAATATACAGAATCAATCCTGCCGCCGGTCGGGAATGAGCGAAACTATCTAACCGGCAAAACCAATTAACAAAATCTATGAAGGAGCTTTTCATGGTTGGCAAAGTCACGCCCAATACAATGCTGTCCGCATCCCGCTTGCCTGCGGTTATGGGATACAGCAAATACCGATCACCTAATGACGAACTATCGTTCTCAATCGATGCCCTCGGAGGCAAAGAACCTGAAGACATTGGCAATGAGGCAATGCAATGGGGAAACCATCTCGAACCCATCGTCCTTCGGGAATGTGCGAAACGTCTACACGCCACAAATTTGCAGACGGAATTCATAGACGCATTCTTTCATCCTAACCTTCCGCTCTGCTGTTCTTTGGACGGTACCGCAGACGGAATGGGCGCAACCATCACATCCAACCCGGAACACGGCATTTATGTGGTAGGTCAGGACGATATTACCCTTGACGGACCCGGCATCCTCGAAGCAAAGGTTACAAAGATGGCCCCGGAAGACGTCCTGCCGCTCTATAGGGGACCGATCCAGCTTCAGGCACAGATGGACATTACCGGCGCTAAATGGGGCGCTGTGGCCGTGCTATACCAAGCCAGCGAGCTGCGCATATTCCTGTTCGCACCCCACGAATCTACCATCCGGGCTATTCACCTCGCTGCATTAGACTTCCAGCGTAGACTTAACACATGGACAAGCGAGAAACACATCGACTACTATCCACCTGTCAACTCTGAGGATGCTAACCGGACATGGCCTGACGGAACCCCCGAAACTGTTTTTCTGGCCGGTGAGTTCGAGCAATATGCCAGAGATATTCACGAGGCAAAGCAAGACATCAAGCAGTGCGAAGCCATCATCAATGACCGCGAGACAAAGATCAAAGAGGCCATGCAGCAGGCCACGCAGGCAAAGATCGGTAAGTACACAGTGAGCTGGCCCATGCGTAGCTACAAAGCCACAGAAGAGCGCATAGTCCCAGCCAAAGCAGCCTATTCAGTCCGACAGTCAACCCTGACAGTAAAGGAGAATAAGGAATTATGAAAACAGCAAGAGACCTAGACCTGATCGATAAACACAAATTCTTTGGCGACTCGATAGCAATTGCCAGATGGCTAGACAATCACGGCATGAAAGAAGAGGCTAAGCACATTGCCAAGATGTACACATACCAAAAGAAGCTGATCGCAGAGATCAGAAAACTACGGAAGGAATTAAAAAAATGAAAGCATTTCCTTATTCAGTCATGACTTATAACCCGAACCATCCAGATAGCCCACGGTACACAACTACTTGGCACGAAGGAATGGACCTGCGCGATTACTTTGCGGCAGCAGCTTTGCAAGGGATGCTCCCAGATGCGTTTCAGGAGGCCCCAAAAGATTATCCAGAAAAGAATCTAGCTGCGTTTTGGTCTGAGATGGCCTATGAATTTGCCGATGCAATGCTGAAAACGAGGGAGAAATAATGGGTGATTGGGCAGACATGTACGACTATGGGTATGAGCCACCCAACACAATTAATCACAAATATATAAGGGCTTCTCTGTGGACTTGTAAGGATGGTGCACAAATAGCTATTGGAGACATGACAGATAGCCACCTGTTAAATGCTTTCAAAATGTTTGGCGACGATGAGTTGTTTCGAGAAATGGTTGTGCGATTGTTTGAGAAAAATGTAAGGGGGGAGAAATGAGCAACATAACAGCACACCGTGGCTTTACACCACAGACAATGACGGAGGCAATGGAGTTCTCTGAACGGCTTGCTCGCAGCCAAATGGTTCCCAGAAACTATCAGGGAAAACCAGAGGACATTCTTGTCGCAGTGCAATGGGGATACGAGATAGGTCTGGCACCCATCCAAGCCTTGCAGAACATCTCCGTTATCAACGGCAAGCCATCGGTCTACGGGGACGCAGCAATGGCTCTGGTGCAGGCTAGCCCGGTCTGTGAGGGCGTCGAGGAATACTTTGAGGGTGAAGGCACACCCAATCCTATCGCCGTCTGTATAGCCCACAGGAAAGGCCGTAAGCCTGTGACCTGCAAGTTCTCCGTCGAGGATGCAAAGCGTGCTGGCCTATGGGGCAAACAAGGACCGTGGCAGGCATATCCAAAGCGCATGTTACAGATGAGAGCACGAGGCTTTGCCCTGCGTGACGCATTCCCAGATGTACTTAAAGGATTGATAACAGTAGAGGAAGCAGAGGATTATCCGGAGGAAGCTAAGCCACGGCCAGTCAAGGACATCACGCCAGCCAATCCATTGGATGCTATCGCTCCGCCAAAAATAATAGAGGAAATCTATGAGGAAGAGGAAGGCCCCACCACGATTGAAACGATCGAGGCCGAACACGTATCAGCAGCTCAGCAGACGAATAGCGAGGATACTAGGCAAGAGATCGTGGACACACCACAGGAGGAAGCGCAGCAGACGCCAGCAGATGATTCATCGCGGGAAGGTGACAGCTCTACGTGGACTCTGTTCATTCCGGGCAAGGACTCAATCGATACAGGATCACTTGACAACTGGCTAATTCAGTACAATGATCTGGCCGATAAGGTCGCAAAGGCAGGCAGAGCTGCGCCCAGAAGCCGCATGACAAAGCTTCGGGAACTACGGGAAGCCAACGAGACAACTATCTCCAAGGTCCCAACAATGGCTAGAGTAATCCTGACACAGGGCTACCAGACTAGGCTCAAACATCTGGGCGCAATCATGCGGGAAGAAGAAGGAACAACTGATTCAGTGAGGGCAGACAATGGACCACAACGTCAAACTTGAACTGGCTAAGCAATACCTACGAGAGCGCGGCAAGTACATCTTGGAACAGGACAAGAGCGATCCCAACAGGTTCCAGCCTACTACCGCAGTGGCAACCAATGTACAAATAACAATGAGGGAGTACGTCCATGTTAGAGATAAAAAAACTGCCGAGGCATCCACACAAACTGTTCGACTTTTTGATCGAAAACTTCGATTTAAAAAATGACAAGAGATTGTGCTTGGAAATTGGCATACAACCAAGTTCTCTCAGCAAGTTTAGGGCAAAGAAAAGAGCCGTCACCCCAGCCCTAATTCTTGCTATCCACGACAGATTCCAGATTCCAATAGACGAAATTAAAAATAAATTATGAGAAGCGTAGCCATCATGCTGCTCATGTTTGCCGTGATCTATGGCTTGGTATACAAGCTAACAGAGGAACGGGACAGAGAGTACCAGCGCGGATACCACGACGCACTTACCGGGCAGGGATCAATGGACAAGGCATGCGTGGCATGGTGGTTCGATGCCAACGTCAAGGATGTTAAGGAAAAAATCTGTGGAAAAAAAAGATAACGAGAAATGGTGCAGCTCATGTCATAACTATCGAGACATAACCAAAGGGTACTGGAAGTCTTGCAACAGAACTAGACGATGGGTGTGCTTTGATTGTCGAGATAGAAAGTCTCCAAGCTTTTACGGGAAACTACATGCAACGCTGCCTCAATTGCAGAAACTTTAACATGCGGGATTATCCGCAGCACGTAGCAGTCGGCTTTGGCAGATGTATGGCAGCAAGCATAGAGAGACATGGTGCAGTCTTTATGCCACTGCGTGCCATAGTTGACTGCGAACAATACTCAACAGCAAAAGAAGGCATCATCGCTAAACGACAGGAGTGGTATGAGAGCCGCAAAGGTAGATGAAAACCAAAAGGAAATAGTCAAAGCTTTGCGTCACATGGGCTGTTCGATCCAGCACCTACACTCAGTAGGTAAAGGATGCCCCGATCTTCTGGTGGGATACAAGGGATTCAATATCCTGATTGAAGTAAAGGACGGCAGCAAACCACCGTCAAGCCAGAAGCTAACCCCGGATCAGGTTATCTGGCACAGAGATTGGCGTGGTGCAGTTGAAGTTGCCAATAGTCCTGAGCAAGCAATACTCGTGGTGCTCAGAACAGCACGGGACCTAGCCAATTTGGACGATCTTAAATGACTCTTTGGCGCAAAAGAATAATACAGAGGGAAGGAAATCAAATGAGTAAACAACCCGAAGCCCTGCGGCTGGCTGATGAACTACAAAATACGCCGTTTGAATCTACGCGCTACGAAGCCGCCGCCGAACTACGCCGCTTGCATGAGGTGAATGCTGAGTTAATGCAGATATTTAAGCGCATTCGGTTTGAACAATGTTTTGTTTGTGAATGCGGAATTGAAGATGCGACATGGGAATTGATTGAAGCCAACATCGCCAAAGCTACAGGAGAACAACGATGACAACTTACACAATCGAAGTAAACCATGACGAGGATGGCGTATCCGTGGTAGTCAAAGACCTTGACCCTAATACAATGGTTGAAGACCGTGAAGCAATCGCGTGTGCGTTAGAAGAAGCATTACGGATAACCAGAGAACACTTGCCACAGAGGTTTCAATGACCATCACACTAACCCGCGAGGAAGCGCAGCAGGTGCTGAAAGTTCTGGAATATCCCGGCCCATCTTGGCCTGAATCTCGTACAGAACTTGCGGTCGCACTCCGCTACAAACTGGCCGAACCTGAACCGAAGCCAACAGGATTCATTAGAACTCTGGTTAAAGTTCGTGCAGACGGTACAGAAACATGGAAAGATGAGCCGTTCTACACCGCCCCACCACAGCGCGAATGGCAGGGGCTGACAGATGAGGATAGACAAGAATTAGCGGCAAAGCAGTACGGTTGGGAAGGCTTATGTTCTGCGGTAGAAGCCAAGCTACGGGAGAAGAACTTTGCGCCCAATATATGAAACACCTGAAGACTTAGTTCGGGAATCATTAATAGGCAGAAGGCTAACCGAGATGTGGGGAGTCAGCCTGCATAAGTTGCCGCGTGCATATCACGTTGACTGGCTGATAGAGAAAGACGGAGATGTCCGTGGCTTTGCTGAACTAAAGTGCCGGTCCAATCCCAGAAGCAAGTACGATACATTCATGCTGTCCTTGCACAAGTGGATGCACGGCAAACAACTGGCAGCAGAGATAGCTGGCAAGTTTATGATTATCGTGCAGTGGGAAGACGGACTGTTCTACCACCAGCAAGGATGGTGTGAGGTAAAGTACGGCGTGGGAGGCAGGAAAGATAGGCAGGATGCGCAGGACATTGAGCCTGTGATCTACATTCCTACCTATGCTTTCAAGAGGATTACTTAGCTACTGCTTCGTATTGGGAGTAGCATTGTTTGAGGGCAAGTCGGAGTTCGTCGGCTTCTCTAGCGATCCTGATAAGAACTTCTCCATCTTCTCGGTAAAGCTCTTTTCCGGTACAGCCACCCTGTCCAGTACCGGAGGCTTTGGACATTCCACTGCCTTCGGCGGGGCGCTCATTCCTGTCGCGCAAGCTGTTAGCCAGAGCAATGGTACGAGCGTTAATATCTTTAAGCTCACGGTCTTTCTCCTGTCTGATCTTGTCAGCACTGTCCTGCATGTCGCGCTCTCGCTGACGGGCAGCCTCCTGTGCAGCAGCATACTCAGCCATCTGCTTGGCCTTCTCTTTGTCCCACTGCGCCTGCACCTTAGCCTGCCCAGCATCGTCACCCTGCCAATGCCCAACACCGTAGGCAAGGGCAACAGCAACGACGCTGCCAGCTATGAAATACGGATTCATTTAGGCGGAACCTTGGTGCCATCCAGCTTCTTATGAACCTTAATCTTTTTGCAAACCTCTACCTCTTTGCCCTTCTTAACTTCTTTGGTGCAGACTTCTTTGATCTCACCGCCAGCCCAAGTTAAGTTTACAGTCAGCATCGAAATACTTAACAGTACAATTTTGATAATGTTCATAATTAAATCTCCGGTTGAGGTGCGGGTGGAGGAGCTGCCTTACCACCGTATCCAACAATGACGGGAGGGGCAGAGGAAACAGACTCCATAACAGGCTCCACACGCTGCGTAGAGGCTTGCTGTGGCGTCGAAACAGCAGCAGTAGGGGTAGGCTTAGGCGGCTCAGCATCGCGCTCTTTAGCCGTCGATAATCCGGGTGGTACAAACTGAGGCAGAGCATCCTTGCCCTTGACTGCAAGCAATGTTGCCAAGCTACCAAGCACATACTTGGACATGTCGGACAGGATTAGGAAGAACTGCTTGTCAGCAGGGGCCATCCCTGACATTGGCTGTGTGACAAACACCACGGAGTACAGACTTATGCCCACCATCATAATGACGGTGAAGCAGAAGGTTACGGCAATGGCAAACTTAATTACCGCATCGTGTTGTTCCTGCGTCATTGCAAGGAACTGGCTTATCAGTTTTAGCGGGTTCATCGGATTTCATGTCCTCTGGTTTAGTCAATTGATCCGGGCAAGTTCCAGTGGCCGAACAAATAGGACGCTTGCATTCCTTCTTTTCCCAATTGTCTGGGTCCTGACAAGGATACCTAAACCTGTCACTGCACCCAGCCAAGAGGCTAAGCACCAAGAATATGTAGAGCTTCTTCATAGTGTTTGATCCTGTCCTCAAGCCCGAAGTATCCACCATTGACAGCCTTGGTAAGCCCCTTCATGTCATTCTGATCTGCGAACCTGTTAAGGTTGTTGGTCTCCCAAAACCAGCAAGCACTCTGACTTGCCCCTTCGAATGTCTGCATGTACTCTGCGGCTGCCTCTGGAGTTATCTCCAGACTTGCTGCAAAGTTGCTGTAGTTACTTCTGCCAGTGAGTTGGATAAGACCACGGCCACGATAGCGCCAACCGTCACCACTAGACTCAGGGCCATTGCCCATACGGTTAGCATAAATATAGTTCGCAATTGCTTCCTTCTTATTAGGCTTAGATGCGTACTGTTCAGCGAGTGCATCTGTCGGAAAATACTTTGAGAATTTGGCGCGGAGTGTTGACGCCCGGTAGTTGAGGTTTTCTTCCAAGGCAGTAAAGCCAGCAGACTCATGGCTACACTGCGCAAGGAAAGCAGCAATGCGCTTCGGAGTATTGATGTCGTAATCTTCAAGCAAGCACTTGCCACCGAGTTCGTCTTGAGGACCAGCCAGCGCACTATGCCAATGCTCAACATACTTATTCTTCGGAAGGAACTTCTTTAGTTGTTGCAGTGTTAGCATCACGAAACTCCTGAAACTCTTTGACTATCTGGTTACGAGTATTGCGCATTCGGTTTAGCTCATGCGTAGCAGCAGTCAAGGCGTTATTTAAATCCATGTACAGAATGCCAAGCGCAGGAATAATTACCACGTACGTCACAGCCATTATTGCCAGACATAGTACAAGTACCCACGATACGTGTGACTCGTCCTTATCAGTAGCACGATTCCCCACATCCACAGGAGGACGAACAGGATCGCGCCAATCCATGTTCCCAGCGCCTTTGCCCTGTTTATTGCTTGGTTTCGTCGCCATGCTGCTATCTGCGCTTTCGCAAGTTCTTCAGCGTGTGCCTGCTTTTGTTCTTCAACCGTCTGCTGCCACATGGACTCGAACTTTGACCACAATGCACCCAACTCTTGAGGCGCGTTATAAGTCATCTCGTATCGAAGTTCGGCGTACATGGCGTCAATCCTTGTCCTGATCCGAACCCTGTGGAGAGCACGTCTTGCTACGGATAAATCCCCCTTGTAAACCTTCTTGGCATTCTTCTCTTCCTCCAAGAACGCCTTGGCTATTGCATCGTAAGCATCGACAAAGTTGCCGAGATGTTCCCACACATCATCAAGCGCATCGTTAGGATCAGTCTTACCGATCTTCTGGACACGCTGGACCTCTTCGTTGTACTGACGCTTTTCTTCAACAGTCGGATTAGGCTTGGAAGCAAACTGTTTTTTCAGGTCATCAAGAACTTCCTTGACATCCCCTGCTGCACCCTTAATATCTTTGTAAAGTTTGCAACCAGCCTTAGCCGCAGCAATTGCAGTATTTGCCGCAGCCAGTAAAGTCAGCGGCATACATGCTTACGCTTTTAGTACAAGCGTCAGTAACAGGAGGATGATTGCCCCTGCGCTACTGATAAGAATAGTCTCAAGGCGTTTCAATCTAGCCCAGATGCCAGCATATCGCTCAGCACAGACAGCTTCGTGTGTGTTCAGCCTAGCTTCCAAGTCTTCCACCTTTCATCCTTTCTTATAAAGCTTGTATGTCAGCAGAAGTCAAAGCCGCAACCTGTGTGCTGGACATGGCCTGCAATTGCGCCGAGTCAATAGCTATCACTTCTTGCGTCTCAATGACAACACCCGGCAGCTGGTACTCAATCCACTGCATCTGGTCGTGGTTCCACTTCCAGCGGTAGCCTTCGCGGTCAACGGGCTTAGGATCACGCACCACCCATTGCCAGTTCAGCCACACCACCTCTTTACCTTCAGGCGTTTCTGGAGGCATCTCGACTTCAATCCAGCCTTCAGTGCCGTCTGTCTCAGGCTTAGGGATTGATCCGTTTTTTGTATAGAGCATGGTCAGTCCTTATTGCAGAGGGAAGGCGGCGGTTGGGACGGTGTATGTAGAACCAGAATAACGAGCATATCCCTTTGTTATTCTAAAATCGTCTATATAACCATTCCAAGAATATGATCCAGTATTGTCATTTCCAATGTACAAAGTTGGAACTATGGAATAATTTGTTGTGTCAGTCGTTTGAAGAACACGCGAACCGCCTAGAAATACCGATGTGTTATTCGTACTGCTTCCGGAACGAACAATCGCAAAATGCACCCAAGCGTTTTGTGTAAATGATGTGGACGCAACAATATCAAGTGTTGTTCCAAGGTTTACATATAACGTCGTACCTACAGTGAATGCACCAAGATACTGACTTGTTTCGCGCATATCAAAAATATATCGCGCTCCTGACGCACCTGTGTACAGCCAACCTTCAATCGTATAGTCGCCGCCACCAATAGCGTTATTCAGTTTGCCTTTTAAACTGTCCCCCGTCCCATCGAAGTACATAGAGCTACCACCAAACTTGCTCTGCGTCGTGCTTATCTGCGCATTGCCAACAGTCTCCAGCACGTTCTTGCCAGTGGCATCAGTGATGCCGCCGTTGGTGAAGTTGGCAAGGAATTGAGTTCCTGTCGCCACCGCTGGAGGAGAAGTTGGCATGGTAATTGTGGATTGTGTGGGGTCATATGGGGTAGAGCCTGTTATCAGGCGAATACCAGCAATATACCCAGTAACATCACCGCCGTTCGACGGGTCAAGGCGGCCAATTGCGGAAGTCAAGCCGCTGAAGTTTGTTGAAATGGTTAGCGCACCGGTAGATGAACGCGTTCCATTTAGAAACACTGTCATCTGGTTCGATGAATTCCTACAAACAACAACATGGTTCCACATATTTGCCTGTAACGTAGGAACCGTAAAGTTATTGTTTGCTACGTTGTATTGACTTGCGTTGATGGTAGTCCCGGACATACGCACTTCAAGCGCACTGTTGTATCCAGATGTTGAAATAACGCCTAAAGGCGATCTGGATGTAGCAAAGCCGTTAGTGCTATAAATCCAGAATTCATAGCTAAATGCACCTGATCCAGCAGCAGTGCCAGTCCATGTCAGGTAATCCCCACTCCCATCAAAATACCCACTGCCACCATTCGTCGCCGCGCTGTACGCAGCCGTAGGAGCGAACGGGCTGAACGCTTGGATGGAGGGGGAGCCGTTGACCGTGATGGCAAATGCGTTGCTGCTGTTGTCAACGAAGCGGTTTGATTGGCAGGTGAGCAGTTGCGTGTTGGTGACTGCTGTCAGCGGTGTCGTGCTTGGCGTAAAGTTGGCCGTATATAAAGCCGAACCCTTTACAAAGCGCAGGTTCGATACATAGCCAGTAAAGTTTTGGATGCCACCAGCCGACGCAACAGACATTGCTGTCTGCGTATAGTTTGTTGTGTCTGTCGTCGTGCTACCAATCTGCGTACCGTTGATGAAAACTCGCAAAGAATTTGATGAACGCGAGAACGCAACGTGATACCAGTTTCCAACTGCAAACGTATACGAAGTACTAAATGTGTTTCCGCCTCCATATGGATTCAGTGAAACGCTCCCTGCTGCTAGGCTTAGATTGAAAACTGGGCCACCACTAGCCGCTGCTCCATACACAGTTCCGTTTGCAAGCGTTGATACAAAAACCCAGCACTCAAACGTATAGTCACCAGTGCCAATAGCTAAATTCGCGTTGCTTGCAAAACTGAGATAACTGCTACCATCAAAGTAATTCGACCACCCCGTCTGCGAGAACGGCGAGAACGTACCCTGCGTCGTGTTGCCGTTGCGGGTGATGCTGAAGTTGTTGGTGGACGAGTCTAGGAACGTATTGTTCTGCGCTCCGTTCGTGCCATCGCCGGACAGCAGCAGCGTGGTCAGGTTGAAATACCCGTCCTTGATTGCTGCCGCAATACTTCCAGCAAGAATGTTAAGTATTCCTGTCATGTCAGTCCCGAGCCGTTAATCAGCCACGTTGTCGATGTCAGCTTCACCGCTGTCGCCATGCCATACTGCGCCAGACTGCGGCTTCCAGTAGAGCCAGTGCCAGCCAGATACAAAGTGTCAGAAGTAATTGCAATCGTCACCACCTGTGAAGTCATGTTCACAAACGTCAGTACCGTACCTACTGCATAAGCAACACTAGCATTTGCAGGAATAGTAAATGTACGAGCATTAGCGTCAGTCGATGGGTGCAGGATTACTTTGCCAGCGTCGGCCAGCACTGCTGTATAGGCAGCAGATTGCGAGTTGACAGGAGCATTACGGAATCCTACCGAGTCAGTGCCATCGACTGTACAGTTCGACAACGTGCCAGAACTAGGAGTTCCTAAAGCGCCACCCGGAGCAACATAGTCAGTGCCAGCAGTCGCTGCACTAGCTACGCCAGAAGTGGCTTTTACTAGACCGCTAAGCGTTGCTCTCTTAATAAGCTTGCCGGTAGTGGAATTAAACAGGACAATCTCGGAATCGACAGAGCTGGCTGGCCCTGATACATCACCAGTACCAGTGTCGCCTTTGCTAGCCAAGACCATCCAGTAAGCTGTAGCAGAAGTAGGATTCTGGTTTGTGCTTGCTTGAATTGCTAAATAGCTAGTTCCGCTAACAGTAACAACATCGTTAGTTGCATACGTGGAACCAGAAGACCAAGTTCCACGCGGGGTAAACCCAACAGCAACCGCAGCAGCAGAGCCTTCGTATACTGAATATAAGCAAACAATTGCCGAACCAGAAGATGCAGATGCTTGGATATAGTCACCAGCATTTACATCAATTGGCTTAGGCCATGTATATGTAGAATTTGCGGCTACAGATATGCCAGTAGCAACAGTAGTAGTTGTACCTAAGCTCTGAATATAAACTTTCAGAGTAATAGTTACTGCACCACCAGTATTGTTTGCAAATACTAAACCATGTACCGATGCCTCAATGGTAGATGGGCAGGTATATATTGTTGTATCACTTGTGCCAATAGCAATTGGCTTGCCTTTAAGTGCCATAATTTAACTCCCAAAAACTAAAGCCATTGCCACTGGATCAGGTATTGCAGAAACAGATGCAGCAGTTGCGGGTGTGAATGTAAGAGCGTCAGTAACGTCTGTGCTTGTTAATGTGACAGCGCCAGTCCTTGTATTAAAACTAGTAACAGCACCACTAATGCTAAACGCAGCCTGATCCCAAGCAGAACCAGTCCACACATACAATTGATTTAATGCTGTATTCCAATAAATAGCACCAGTCAACAGTGCATTACCATCGTTGTCTAACGTAGGAGCAGAAGACTTAGCTCCAAGGTATCTATCATCAAAGCTGTCATAACTTGCAGCCGCAGCAGACGCAGAACCTGCCGCAGCAGAAGCACTAGAACTTGCAGCAGATGCGCTACTTGATGCTGCTTGTGCATGGTATTTGGCAGAGTATTCTCCGCCAGCTACAGTTCCAGATGTCTTGGTTGCCCAATCATTTGCAAGGATAGCCGATGCGGCAGCAGCATCTGCATTTTCCTCAGCATTCTGAATATCAACTATGTTGGCTGATACGGTAGTAATGTCAGCACTGATTGGACCTAATGCAGCAAGGCTTGTTGTTTGCAATGCCAATGCTGAAATTTGCGCAGACTGTCCAGCAAGCGTATTAATCTGTGCCGACTGCCCAGCAACAGTGATAATTTGAGCGCTGATAGGGCCAAGAGCTGCAATGTTTGCAGTCTGGCCTGCAACAGCAGAAAGTTGAGCAGAGCTTAAAGCAGCAACCTGTGTGATCTCTGTATCGATAGCAGCCAGCGCCACCATCTCGTCTGCCAGCGGAGATAGAATTGCCATCTCGTCCGTAGCATTAGCAATGGCTGTAAGTTGCGCAGAGTTCAGAGCGCCGACGGCAACCACGCTTGACGATATACCTGCTACCGTCGTAATGCTTGACGAGATAGGAGCCAGTGTTGCAATCTGTGCAGACTGACCTGCTACGGTAACTATCTGCGCATCAATTGCAGCCAGCGTTTCAATCTCATCGACAATTGCTGCGATGTCATCCACGTTCGAGCTGGTCGGCCCCGGTTCTGGATTGCCGTTTGCATCAAATGCCAGATACTTGCCAGCACGATCTGCCTTACGTGGCAGCGTCATGTTAATGTCAGTAGGATCAGTGACAGGCGCTTTCATGCCGCGTTCTGCTGTCTCTGCTACCTGCTGAATAAAGATGGTCTGCGCATCCAGCTCATCGTTCAGCGTATTGGCAAAGAAGTCACCACCAGTGGTAAAGTCTGTGGTACGCTGAATTGTCTTAGAGCCGACAATCGTAATGTTATTAGTGCCAGCAGTTACCACCAGAGTTACAGACCCAGTACCATTTGCATTGATGGTTACGGAGTAATCAGTGGTAAGCGTCAGGAGAGTATCGCCCTTATATACGGCAATATCACTTGACGACAAAATCTCAAACGTAAAGGCATAAGGGCCTACTCCGCTCGGAGAATAGACCACACGCCGTGGTACGTTGGATATTGCGTAATCAGCCATAATTCAGGCTCCTATGATTTTTGCTAATTTATCAAGGATTTCCGTATATTGGAAGCCTTGCCTTCGCTTTTTCTGCGCGAATCATTACAGACGGCTTAGTTGCCAAAAGATCAGCTTTAGCCATCTCGACGTACTTTGAGTACAGCTTTTTGATGGTGTTCTGCTGCTGGTCCTTATCAAGCTGTTTAAACTCATCCATTAATGCTTCGGCAACTATTGCATCTTTGACAGTCATATTTTTGACCGTCTTGTCCTTTGGGTCGTAATGCGGAATTTTCTGGGTGCCCAAAGAACTCATCATGTAGGAATATTCCTCTGGCGTCAGCTTCACATTGACCTTATCCACCGTCAGGTTCCTACGCGGTTTTTCCAGTTTTGTCTCTGTGGCAATAATGATCTTATCTGCCTCGCGCTGCTTGGTCGAGCTGTAACGCACGCCAATTGAAGAAGACAGCCAAGGGTTTTCAAGGTCGCCACGAAGTTCCTTTTCACCAAGGTAGTCATACGAAAAAGGCAATTCTTCAGACAGCCCCGGAGTACGCGACTTGTAATAATTGAATGCTTCTTGCCAACCTTTTAATCCAGTATCTAAGTTTGGATCGGCAGACACATCTCGTTTGTACGGGTCAATTGCTCGTGCCGCTTGGCCTCGTGCAGAACTGAATATCCCCACGGGAGAACCTTCCAAAGCATATCCAGTAGCCTGCTTAACCGTAGCGTCTATGGCTGCGCGGAACGCTGCTTTAGGATTGGGTACTGTTTGGCTAAAGGCGCCAGCAACAGACGATATAGCCGTCATAACAGGCATTTGGCTTACGTAGTTATACAAACCCCACGCAGCACCCAAAATAACCTGACCTACCTTATCTTGATCGTCCTCGTATCTTGCATACTCAACAGCATCAGAAATCATTGCCATTGGCCCAGCAATCGGGTCAATCCCACGGAAAGGAACATAAAGATTGTCGCCAGCGCCAATAGACGGATCAATGTTGTTGCTCTTTAGATACTGAACAAAATCATCGTCCCACTCGCCTTTTTTGAAAACAAAGCTATATGGCCTCCAGCCGGATGCGAGATACTCATTGCGCATTGCAGTATCTCCGGGACCACCACCGGTAATCCTGCCGTCTGCAACAAAACTTCCAACGCCAAGCATTAGCGACGTTCCCATGCCAAACTTAGCCATTGCCAATTCTGCTTTTGCCCCACCAGCTTTAATGTCTTTTTTCCACTGTGATGACAAAAATGCCATTGGAGAATGTTGCATTGACTCGCTCGTTACCCACACAGGAGTTTTGACGAACGGCATTGCAATACGAGCAAGCAAATGCTCATTAGTTAATTCCTGCAAAGCAGCAGCCGATCCAGTTAATTTGCGGCTAAACGTAATCATGTGGGAAAAGTCTTCGGCAGCAGCTTGAACATCATTTCCCGGATCAGACATTGTTTTGCCCATAGCCTCAAGGCCAGCTTGCTCGGCTTCTTCTGCTGACTTGCCAGCAGTAATTGCTTCTCGTCTAGCTTGAGCGCCTTTACGATATGCTTGAGCATGAAGTTCTGCTTGATAACCCAGAGACTTAAAAACCTCATCCGTAGCCATGATGGGCCGAGTTCCAAGCAGCGTTACAAAATTGGCCCAACCATTTGCAGCCTTAATTGCCGTTTCATTTTCTAGCCCGTATTGCCGAGCGTCAAAAATCATATTGTTGGTTTCATATTTCATTCCTGCGTCGCTAAGCAGATCGGAGCCTTCTCGCATCTCACGGGTCGTACCGGTCTTCAATGCCGTCCACCCAAGACGCATAGCATCACGCCATGTATTAACCATGCCAGCCAGCATTGCAGCCGCTTCACCTAGCTCAACTTCGCCACCCATACCAGCAGCCCTACGTGCCGCACCAGCTACGCCAGCAAGCTGACGGGTTGCTAACGAACTAGCAAGGAATGTGACGTTAGATGCAGCATTAACAACATGTGTGCCGGTTCCAGAGAGCAATCCAGCTTTCCAAGTTCTATCCCAGATTTCTCTAGTAAGACCGCCCTTGCCAACCTTGTTAATCAACTCAAGCTGCGCACCCTCATCCGTAAGCTGCAAGTAAGCTTCCATGAGCTTTTTTAGCTCTGGACGCACACCTTCAGTATTAAGCATGGCCTTCATTTCTGCGCTGTCATACGCAGGAACTTTAGTGGCAACATCAAATGCAATGTCTTCAGCAACATTGGGCGTAATCGTTATACGACCGGTAGCCGTAGCCTGCGCAGCACGAGTAGATGCTAGCTTATAAGTTTCATTTATCACATTGCCAGCATTAATCTTGAATAAGACCTTTGCCAGCATTTCATCGTCGTCAGGATTAAGATACGCCTGCTTCATCAGGTCAAATATCTCCCTGTTGTTTTGGTACGAAGCAATGCGCAATCTGACAATATCTGACGGCAACTCTTGATACATCTTTTGCATTTGCTCAAGATCAGCAATCAGATCGGAACCAAAGCCTTTTGCTTTAGCATCAGCAATGGTTTGTTCCCAGCTAAGCTTTTGTGTGCCAATGCCAGCAGAACGGTTAAGCGATTCAACCATCTGCTTAAAGTCGTCTGGACCTTCAATGCGGTTCAGGTTGACCACATTAACTTCTGTAGTGCCAGCAGCAGGCGTTTGCTCAATGTTTGCCTCAACAGCCTTTAATTGCTGCTGTGCCTGCGTAACCTGTTCCTGCACAGGACGCTTGCCCGGCTTCTTGCGCACAGGCTGCGTCACCACCTTAGCTGGCTCGGCAACTTCAGCGGCGACTTTACCGCCAAGGTTTGCAGCCTCATCAGCCAATGCAGAACCTTTAGCCACACCCTTTGCTGCTGCTGCGGACTTGGATTTCAGCAAGCCCTTTATCAGACCTAAGCCAGCAACCTCGACCGGCTCCATGCTTTCGTCAGCGGCAAACTCAGCGTCAACCGGCATCGACGTATCAACATTAGCAAGCAATGGATCAGGCAATGACAATTGCTGCGGGACAATCTCGCCAAGCCGTGTTTCGAGCGAACGATCATCGATAGCCATTTACTTGCTCACTTTCTTTGCAATGTTTGCAGCACCCTTGGCAATACCTTTAGCGCCTTTGACGTAGCCGCCCGGAGCGCCAAACTCACCAGCAAGCTCAAAGCCTTTACCTTCTTCGCTGGTAGCGCCCACGTTCTTGTCCAGCCAAGCCTTGACTTCCTCGGTCGTAGGCAGCACAGTCTTCTCGCTCATACCACGCAGAAAAGCATCAATCTTGCTCTCGTCTGCGCCACGCTTAAATATCTCTTTGACACCATAAGCAATAGACTCAATGTCTCCGGGCAAGCCGATAAAGCCCTGCGCAACACCTTTTGCCGTAGCCGCAGTCAACTCCGCTGCACGCTGTGGCGTAACCTTAAGGCCACCAACAGCACCAGACTTTGCAGGCATAGCATCGCTAGGCACAGTCTTAGAGACTGGATAGCGGCTTTGCATGTACATTTCCATGTACGCTTCGTCAAAGTTTTTAGCCATTATGGTTGCACCTTGTTAATAATCTCAAGCTTTTTACGGATGGCAAGAGCTTGATTGGAGTCAAGTATCTTTCTCTTTTCCAAATCATTAACATCACTAACAGTTAATGAGTCTGCATTAATTGAGATATTGTTTCCTGTCTTCTTCTTATTATCTTCAATTGCTTGATCGACAATAGACTTAATGCTGTCTCTTGCTGCATTTTTGTTAATGTCTTTTGCGTCATTATCTCTATAATTTCCAATAATCTCTAACGCAAGAGCACGTGGAGAATACGACTTTCCTTGACGCGCAAGCTCTTTCTTTGCCGCAATATAACGACTTCTTACTGCATTGCGCTTATCAAACCTAGCCTCATCACCCTGAGTTCTAGCAGTTACAACATCCGCAACCCCTGCAAAAGCATTTATTTCTCTTGATGCCTCACCTTCCTCTTGGTTAAACAGTCTGTCGTCTAAGGCCCTGACAAGTTGTGTATATTGCTTACCACTCATTCCGGTTCGACGGGCGATTGATTTTAATGAGTCGCGGTCCTCAATTGCGCCACTACTAACTTGGTGCCACAAATCTCCAAAGACATACTCATCGCCATCCTGCTGCTTTGGATCAAGATACTTAGCTAGTTCCTCATTAGTAAACGATCCGTTCTGCGCAATGTCTCTGGCGATAGCTAGGCGTTTGTTGGTATCTTCGGTTTCGTAATACTCTATTAATCGGTCATGGGTGTACTTTAGCTTTTCGTCTTTTTGGCGCTTTGCCTCACGCTCCGATGCAATATAAGCATCGTTCTCTGCAATTGTTAATGCCTGACGCACCTTGGCTTTTACGTCTTCAGTGGCATACGCCCAAACAGCAGCGCCACTTGGCGTAAGCAAACGGCCAAGCTCAAGCATGTCGTTTGACCTTAATGCTGGTTTTAATGCCGGATCAATAAATGCTTTCTCGCTAAGAACCTTTTTTGTCAAAGCATTTGTTAGTGCTTGGTCAATGTCTTTCTGCATCCCGGCAACACGTTTGTTTGCCAAGTCTGCGCCACCAAGAATCAATGCCTTATTGCCAAGGTCTTGAGATATAGCATTGACAAGATCACCGACCGGAAACGGAGTGCCGGTCTCCCTATCAACAGGAAGATCGTTGCTAAACATTACTTCCAGTTCACGCATTGTGTTCTGGTAGTTGACGTTTTCTTTTATTCCATTTGCTGCAATACGCTTGTTTGCATCTAGCCGGGCAATGTCTTTAATGACATCACCACCCAATCTAGCAATAGTCGCCCGATACTTTAGCGATGCTTCTGGGTCAATCTGCGTCAGGGCTTCGCTAGGCCCTTTTAAGATAGCGGCTACCTTTGCCTGTACGTCAGACGCGGTAATATCCTCACCGGCTTCGGCACGAGCATGTAGCTTCAGCAGTTCATTTCTTGCCTCAATCTCTGCATAACCAGAAACCTCAAGCGCACGGTACTTTTTGACGGCAGCACTAAAGACGTTAAAGTCAGAACCAATGCCAGTCTGGATAGACGATACATCGCCTTTGGCAATAGCCGTCAGTTGGTCTTGAGTCAGGCCATTCTCTGCCGCATACTGAAGACCAGCCTTTTGGCTAAACTTCTCGGCCATGCCAAACATCTGGTTAGATAGCTGATCGATAACATTGCTTAACGATCCGCTGTACCGCGATGCTGCTTCGTATCCTGCGCTGACATTTGCTGTCGGCATAGATACATTAGGCAGCACAGCGCCCGGCACATTAGCTATTTGTGCTCTACCGCCTTCTACGCGAGGAAGAATGTCTGCCATGATTAAATCCCATACCTAGTCACGTTGTAGGTAATGTCCTGCTTATTGAGCGGCACATCACCTATTAGACTTTTGACAGTTTGCTTAGCACCCTCAAACGGGAATGTCTGCAAGAACTGCATACCGCCTTGGAACAGCTTAGCGTCAGCAATCATGCTTGCTCCGCCGACAACATACTTACCTGCTTGCTGCGTTGCACGAGTGCTGGAAATAGCTGCTTCACGGCCAAAGAATGCGCTGTCATATCCTGCACGCAAAATCTGCGTTGCATCTTCCAAACCAAAGATTTTTGCTGCCAATGCGCTAAGATCAGTAATGCCGACATCCCGATACGCTTGCAAGATGTTTTGCTCTTGGATGCCAGCAGCAGAACCTTCGCCGTAAGCAACACCAGATGCAGCAGCACGAGCACGCGCAGAAGCATTAGCCTTGGCTGACTGGCGCAGGATATAGTTAGTCTGAATCTTGTAGTTGATAGCGTCAAACTCTACTTGCTGACGACGACGGGCAGCAGCCAATTCTGCGTACTCAACCTCTTTATCGGCACGCATACCTGCCATGCGCAGGTTTTCTTGAGCCTGCACAAGATTGGCCGCCTGCTGGAAATAGCCTTGAGCTTCAGCCTGCTTACTTGCCGCGTAGCTGCCAGCAAAGCCAGCAATTGCTGTGGCCCCTGCTAATGCCGTACTTCCTGTAGATGGTTCAGCCATGTTACGTTCCTTGGTTCACAGCGACCTTATACTCAAGGCCGAGCAATGTCATCTTCAAAGGCAATGTCTGCTCAACAATCACAGACGCATCTTTGTTATATCCACGGATACCCACAACCCGCTTGGTGCCAGTAAATTCAGGCACAGGGATGTCCAGCAGTGGATTATCAAAGTTCCTAAATGGCAATAGCTGATTGTTAATCTTCATGTGCTGCGTTTTGTAAACCAGTGCATTTACCTCAGTAATCCGTTTCTTAAATGACACGCGGCTACCAGTCTGAAGCTTAACCTCGACCGGCATCGTCTTGACGTAAACAGTAAACGGTAAGCCAACTTCATAGCTTGTCGTACTGGCACGATCAAAAGTTACAGAGCCAGCTCCGCTAACAGTTTCGTTAGATTGCGGCACGCCATCGGTAATGACATTTACTGACTTAGCAATATGCGGAAGACCACTCGCACTAGCTGAAGCACCACCAGTAAAGGAACAGTCAGTAAAGCGATCATTGCTAAAAAGCTCAACAAAGTACCGAGTCGTCCCGTTGAAAACACGCTTAACAACTGCATAAATATCCGTTACGTCAACATTAACATCTTGAAATTCTCCGTCAGTAATAAACTCTGACGGGGCAATAACTTGCTGGCTACGCAAGATAGAATAGGCAGCCATTGAGCCATCGGTAGAATTTGTCACCAGCAGCAAGTCGCCTTCGTCCGTGGACGTTGCACGACGCAAAGCCATGCGAGTAGGACCCTTTAGCAAGTGTCCTGACAGCAGGGAAATACGCTGCGTAATGTAGGTAAGTTGCTGGTCTGAGAACAAGAACTCATTGAGTGCTTTGCCCTGACGCTGCACAAACAGCGATCCAGACTCAAGTGACTCTACCCTAGTGCCGGGCTTAGTGCCATTACGGCTGACACCCTTAAAGGTAAACGTCGTCGGGGTAATTGGCTCTGTGCCTGTCTGCGGAACGTAGAACTCGCCGCCAGTGGTGAACACTTGCAAGTCACGACCAGAGATTAAGTCAACAATGACGTTAAGCTGATTAGTGTCTAGCGTTGCCTCAACAGCATCATCGTCCAAATATTCTGCTGGCTTAAAGTCAAAGAACAGGCCAATCTTACTGCCCCAGACAGTAGACGGGCGGGACTTACTTCCGCCAAAGTACAGCCTGCCTTCGTGGAAAGATACGGTCCTCGGCCAGCCTTTAGTGCTCGACCAGACATCTTCGTAACCAGTCTCAAGCTCCCAATCGCCAGAAGCAATGGCCGTCGTATTAAAAAATGGAAACTCTGTAACAGCCTCAACCGAAGTACCGCTAAGATACTTGGTAATGCGGCATCGGCCCTGTGGGCTGGCATTGATGTATTGGTTGACGTTACCAGCACTAAACACACTAGCAGATGCAGTCAGCGTGATATTGCCAGACACAGCAGAAGGAGTCAGTGTCGCAGCAGGGTTGCTTGTGCTGATCGAGAACGCATACTTCGGGATGCTGTCAAACGTAATCGTCGTAGCAGTCCAAGACGCATCATTAGCACCACGGACAATCTTTACTGGCTGCAAGTCTGGGTGGACAACGATCAGCGTATCAGCCGATTGCGTCCAGCACAGCGACGACAGCATAGCGCCAGTAATCGAAGCAACGGACAGGTAGTTATTTGCACCGCCATTAATAGCACTAATGACAGCGCCGTCCTTAATGACGTACATCCTGCCAGCCACAAAGCACAGCATGTAGCTATCGTCTACCGAGAACTCAAACGGGATAAGCCTTACACCATTGGCTGCTGACGGCGTGCTGCTGTTGGGCAACTCAAGGACATGCTTGGTGCCGGGACGACGACGCAGACCACCCTGAGGCTGGATCAAGACATTGGTAGCCTTTGCCAGCGAGTTTGCATATTGAGCAATGTCAACACGCGCACGCAGCAAGGGATCAAGTTCCCCTGTGCTAAAGTTAGTCTGGAAGTCGATGAAGCGCATTAGTACCTCACAGCCACAAGCTCATAGTCCTCCATAACCTGCGGAGGCTGACCTTGAGCATCGATGTTTGTTGCTTGCCTGAAGTATCCGCCACGGCCATTTTCTGCCGCAGAGCCGATTGAAAGAGTCTGCCAGTAAGCTGTCTTTGTCTCTTGCTCTGTAATCGGATAGGCTAAATGCCATGCCATCATATACTTCAGAAGCTGAACAAAGTATTGAGGCATAGCGTACTCAGGAGTCTGGTACGGATAGTCAATGTAGACTTCTTGGTAGTTCGTCAGCAGCTTGTCACCCTGAATCTCCCACTCTTTTACGGGACGGGCATACAAAGCGTTAGTCTCAAACACTGCACGTGGGTTGCCAATGCGATCACCCGGCAGTTGATATTCGTAGGCCCACTCACTTGCTGGCGTAGTTACCAGCTTTGCCAGCTTAAGTTTCTTGTAAGAAAAAGACCAAGGGTACATGGACAATGCCATGTCGCGCACATCTGGGTACAGCCGGTCGCACGAGTTGGCTTCATCCGTACCGTCGTTGAACGACGAGATAGGGGTGGCACCTAGCAGGATTAATGCGTCAGCGCAAATAGAAACTGGAGTGTCGCCTGCTGCCATCGTGGCCTCTCATGTAATAAAGGGCTAGTCCTAAGTTGCCCCAGAACTAGCCCTGTGTTGCCTATTTACGGATTAGTCCGTGTCAGTTGCAGATACGGTCGTGCCGTCAGCGATGTCTACCGAAGTAGACGTGACAGCATTTACGTAGGTCAGAACCAGACTTGGAGTAGTCGTGTCGTAAACAAAGATGATGTCACCAACCTTCAGGGTGTCCTTCAGCGACAGGAAGTAGTCTGCCGTGTTGACGGTTGCCTGAGTGTCAGCGGTCTTATACAGGTACATCGAGGGTGCATTGCCAGCTTTGGCAGCGCACACTGTTACCCAACCGGTTGCAGAAAATGCCATGATTAACCTCCTAGATTAAGATTCGCGGCAAGTGATCTTGACGATACCTTCATCGTCAATTGCCACTGCGCCAGCGGAGAACATCGAAGCCACGAGGAACGATGTCTTCTCAGGCACATAGTTGATCTCGGTCTTAGGAGCGATGCCTTCGGCCAGACCAAGCGCATCCTTGTGGAATGCGAAGCAGGTACGGTCGTTCGAGCCATCGATAGCCAGACCACCTTCGGTACGATCACCAAGCACGTGGAACGTGAAGCCCAAGAACGTGTTGATCTCACCCTGAACCAGCGCCTTGACGGTGTTGAAGTCAGAGGAAGTCACAGCGGTCTCAGACAGCAGCGAAGCCAGCGAGTTAGCGTGGATGATGATGTGGCGGCCATCCATAGGCACGTTGCCAGCATCCAGCTTCTTCTTAGCTTCACGCAGCTTAGCCACGTTCATGTTGGTGTCAGAACCACCGATGTCGTTCGAGACGGTCAGGGAAGTCGAGGAAGCAGTCAGTGCGTCCAGAATCAGTTGATCCTGACGACGACCGATTGCATTCGAGACAACCTTCACCAGCTCACGACGCTCGTCGAAGTTGACCTTAGCCTGCATGAAGATGTCCGAATACTCAGCAGCGATGTAGTCGCTCAGAGTCGCGGTCACTTGCGAGTAGGTCACATTCAGAGGGGTTACATCAGTCTGAGGAATGCGGACCTGAGCAACACCTTTGCCGATCTTAGGGAATTTGTAGGTGGAACCTTCGACACCCGAACGGACACGGACAGCAGGACGGAGAACCGCCGAAGCCTGATAGGCTTGCTTAACTTCCGCATCAAACAGGGTTACAAAGGCTGTAGACAGATTAATAGCCATTTGAGTTACCTTTTGACAAAGTTATAAAGAGAGTTCTCGCTGTCGGTGAGCCGGGAAACCGGGCCGTTTGCTTGCAGTAGGGTGCCAGCCAGTTGGGTACAACCATCTGAGGGTCGGTAATCTGATATGCCTCGGTAACACATTCTAATCAACTTTGCCTATAAAGCAAGCCCTGTCAATAGTTTTTTGTAAAAAAAAGCCCAGCCGAAGCTGGGCAAACCTCGCCGGTACGAGGGAAGGAGCCTTAGCCGTATCTCTGCTGGAATAGCCGCTCAACCTTCTGGCGGTACGCAGGATCGCTTTCATACTTTGGATCGCCAACCATAGCTTGCAGCTCTAGGTCTGTTGGCATTCCGTCAACCTCTTCCTTGCCCGTAGGGATTCTGCCTTCGTAAGCAGCCCGAATCTTTGACAAAGCTTGCATTCCACGGGCGGTTCCCCCCATGATCTTAAACTCTTCAAAGTCTTCAGGCGACCATACGCCCTTATTGACAAGCCCTCTGGCCCAATCGACCATTCCATTAATAATGGCGTTGGCATTTGGACCTAAAGCCTTGCGTTCAGCCTCCATGTCAAAGGATGGCGCACCGGCCATCTCGTCTGCCTTGGCTGTTATTTCACGAGCCAGCTCGTCAAATGCAGCTTGAGAGACGCCATTCTTTGCAGCCCACTCTGTAAACATGGGGACCATCGGGCGCTTATCCGCATCTTCGCCAAACGCAGATAGGTCATACTTGCCGTCAGGCGGGGCCTTATGCTTACCTTGGCTGACCAGCTTACGCATGTCCTTCCAAGACTTTGCCATGCCCTCAAGATCAGGCTCATTCTTGTCTTTCTTCCAAAAGTTCTCAGGCCACCAGTCCGGGCGGTCAACCGGTTCGTCGTCAGGAATGGAGTCTGCTGCACGGTGCTCAACCGTGGTTTCCTTCTCAGCGGGAGCGTTATCATCAGTTGGCTCTACGTTGTCAAGTAGGCCAGTGGGTTCCGCTGCTGCTGAATCACTAGGCTCGACTGCCGTATTTTCTTCGCTCAAAATTTCCTCGCTCTATCGATTCGGGATTCTATCTCTTTGACTAAAGAGCATCGTCCCTCTAAAAAATAGCCGTAGGATGGATCACTCCCCGGCCCCCAGCATGGTTGCTCAATGGTTTGACTTCTTAGCCATTTAAGCAACTTTTGCCCTTCCTCTGTGCCAAATACTCGCAAGCACAGCTTATCCGTATCGCTAGACTCCGGTGGAGTCATAGCTTTCTGCATCTCTTCCAAATCATCCCAACCGGCCATAGGGGTCTCCGTCTGTTATTAATTCGTTATCTAGTTCGAATTTTTCTGCTTCGCTTAGTGCGTGGATGCAGTACCAGATGGTATCTGTCTCCGTGATAATTACGTGGGAAGTATTAGCCTTAATCTCTATGCAGGCTGGCGCTTCGTACTTGGTTTGCACGCCATCGACATCGACATAGACCGTACCTTTTGCCAGAAGCGACAGATGAGAATAAGGGTGGATATGCTGCGGCACAGCCCACCCTTTAGGAAGGAAGTATTCTTTGGCGTATAAGCCAGCCGCGAAATGGTGTTGAATATCAGGCTGCATTGGCCTCCTGCTGCTGCGCCATTGCCATAGTTATATTCTGCTCTGTCTGCATATTCTGCGCCTGTTCCAGCATGTAAGAACGCTCTGCGGCAGAGTTACGCACGGCTGACGGAATTCCAAACTTGTCAGCGATATAGTCAATCAGGTCGCCAGTCTTCACAGCAATCTGACCTTCTGGACCAAGGGTGCTGGCAATCTGCATGAACTGCATGATGTTATTAATTTCCTCCATGTTCTGCGCCATAGCCAGTGGGGCTACAGGGCTGACCTTAACCTCAAGGCCATTGACACGCAGAGGCATATTAATTAGGCCGCGCTCATCCATAACTTGCAGGATGCGAGAGACCATCGGGATCATCGTCTCATTAATCAGACGACCAAAAGCAGAGCCAAGGTTTTGCGCCAGCTCTTTCATGCGCTCAACTACCTCGGTTGCTGACCGGGCAGACATATTGTCTGGTGGCAAAGACTCGTCCAGCAGGGTACGCTTAACATTCTGACGCAGATCGTTAATCACAATCTGGCTGACATTAAAGTCACCGGCACGAGCCAGAGGACGCAGCGATTCGCCTTGAGGTCCACCGTTTCTAGCCACAGGAATGATTGCACCCGGAACAATCTTTACAGTCTGAGGGTTTAGCACACCATCGTCTGCTGCGGTATACACACCAGCCACAGCCAGAGATGCATTCTTTAGCAACAGCTCAAGGGTTTTGTTTAGCGTCTTAATGTCTGGCAGCGCAGTCAGCAGCGGACCACGGCCATAGATTTCGCCAGCTACCTTTGCATAACGGCTGATAACCCACGGAGACGAGTTCATCCGACGATAGACGATCTCTTCTTTGCCGCCAGTGACGCAGATAACGTGGTAGCACCAGTCGCCACGCTCGTAATCCAAGATGGTAGCTTCCATCAGATCAAAGTCGTCTGTAGGCTTGGTATCGATCATGTTCTGCATATGATCGGAAAACTCTGCATCACGCCACTGCTGCTTGATTGCCTCGCCCTTCATACGCATACGGCGGTAGATTTTGTCTACCTGACCGTTTGCCCCTTCCTCAAACGACACGAGGAACAGCGGCACAGGGATAAAGTTCAGCGGAGAGATGTCATCACCCGGCTGGATCATCATGCAGGCAGTGCCTACAGCCATGTCCATTAGGAATTCGCCAATAGCAATGTCGAAGTTCGACTGCTTAATGGCTGTGAACATTTCTTCCATATAAACATCGAGCACTGCTTGAGCCTGCTGCTTTTGCTCAACTGGAACTTCTGAACCCGGCTCTAGGCGGCACCACTTACGCTGCGGAGGAAAGATGCCAGACTGTAGACGATTAGCAAAACGCTGAGTACTATTAATGGCAGTAGAGTCAAAGACCCTAGCCATCTTCTTAGCACCTTGAGAATTGCCATCGTAGTATCCATAAAGTTGGCGCTGAGGCAGAGCAAACTCATAGGCATCACGGTATAAAGACTCGAACAGGTCTTTATTGCGCTGTGCTTTCTCTGCACGCTTTAAGATTTCCTCTAATGGCAGTCGCTTGCCTTGAGGAACCTTGCGGCGCGTACCCTTCATGTAGGAAATTTCAGCCATTATTTCAACCTTTCTTTCATAAGCATTGGGCGCTCGACCTGTCTTGGTTTCATAACAGCTCTAGCAGGAGCTTCTTCCTCATCCATGATTACGTGGATTTCTTCTGCTCTCTTGCCACCCTCTTGTCCTGTCTTATAAATGGGCCACTTACCAGCCTCAATATCATTTTGCCAGCGCTTATAAAGCTCATCCTCGTTAGTCAAAAGCTTTCTATCAACCCATCCGGGGACAGTAGCAAATTGACCCTTATACTTTCCCTCAGGAATGTATATTGTTGATGAATAAACAGTTATTGGATTGCCATTTTTGTCTTGACCAACATTGCCAGTAGCAATCGATCTACGATGGTAGTCAACAATATTTTGTTCAGCAGGAGTAAGTTTTAAATCGGCCATTATTCATACCACTCCAAAGCTAAGTAAGCAGCGTGATTAGTGCCGTTTACATTGGTTAGCCTGAACAAATAATTTGTCAAAGGCTTTAATACATATTCAAGCGATCCTGCCGTTCCACCACCAGACTTTTTGCCTGTTCCGCCGGGGATAATCTGCGCATCTAGCTGCGTCCCGAGCGAAGATACTGTCGGGTTTATTATCATGGCAACTTGGCTGCTAGTCGTATAATTGCGATTCCTATTGATAGGAGTAAATGGCGTGCCGCCCGTAGCAGTCGTGCCTTCATAAATATATAACTCCGCATCTCCGATACATAACGCGTCAAGAGTCATGTGTGGTACTACGCCAGAAGCAGCCGCAAGAACAATATCAATGCTAGAACCTGACGCTAATGGTGCTGAGGTCGGATACATCTTGTACGCAAACCAAGCTCTGCCGTCGTGATTACGCTGGTGGTTTACATCAACCACAATAGAAGGCGCATCAGCACCTGCAACTACATAGCTGCCAGAATTGTTCTTCTGAACCTGAGTTACAAACCTAGACTTTGTGGTTAGTGACTCAAGTTCTACCAGAGTTACGGCCATGATTAGGCTTTCTGCTTAGTGGCCTTACGCGCTTCTGACAAAGCAATCGCAACAGCCTGCTTCTTATCCTTAACTTCTGGACCACCTTTACCAGAATGCAGGGTGCCAGACTTGTATTCGCGCATTACTTTCTGCACTTTCTTCTGGAACTTATCCATTACAGTGACACTCCCTTGGATAGCATTGGACGTGACAGGCTGCGAACGCGAGCGCGTAGACGAGCAAGGCGACGCTCACCAGTTTCACGCTGCGTCATCTCTGTTTCTTGACGAGTTCTAGCAATTTGAGCCTGACCAGCAGCGGTTTCTTCCTGAATTTGCTTTTGCAAAACAGCCATTTCTTCTTCTGTTTTTTGAAGTTCTGCACGAGCGGCAGCTTCTTCTGCTGCAGCAGCAGCTTCTGCTTTTTTATTTTCAGGTTCCACAATAGCTTTATATAACTGAGCTTCAAGTTTGGCCCATATATTAAATTCTGGACAACCAGACTCTTCGTTGATGCTATTCTTCTCGTGGCCTACGGTGTACTGGTCCATGTCCATGCCAGCAGCCTCAAAGGCTTTCTTTAGAGGCTCGGCCAGCTTTTGCACAAGCGGCAACGGTAGAACAACCTCGCCGGGAGTCAGGTGGCCCATGACGGTATCGCCATTACGACCCTTCTCGGCCATGTCTTCCATGTCTTCTTTCTCTTTACCGACGTTAATTTCGATGTCCATAGTCGTTCCTTAGATAGCAACTGAAGCGCCGAGGGTAGAAGTCTGGTCTGTGCCCAAAACTCCCATCTCTGGGTTGATACGAACGTCAGACAATAGGGCACGACGGCCAGATCGGACTCTGGCACGCAGACGGGAGGACTCTTCCTCGCCTAGCTTTCTGCGCTCAGCCTCCAAAGTGTCGGCAGTGCGCTTAGCTTCAGCCTCAAGGCTGGCTTTTTCCTGTGCGTACTTAGCAGTTTCAGCAGACAAACGCTCACGAGCAACAGCCGCTTGCTCTTTCTGTGCGGCAATTTGCTGTTCCATCTGCTGTGCAGCACGCCTAGACTCTGCGGCAGAGGATTCACGAGCTTTACGCGCAGCCGAAGATGCTCGATCCGCTTGATATACAGAGCCAGCCAGTACGGCGGCAGCTACCCAAAATGGCATAATGGCCTCCAAATACGAAATATCTGAGGAAATTCTATCGACTTTGCCTTAAACATCAAGGATATGATAGCACTGCGCTATCATTATTTAAGCAAAAACGTCGAAGTCTGTAGCGGCAGTAGATTGCATGCCCATTGGCACACCGGATCGCCCTGAATTGGTTGTCATTCTTCTATGTTCTCCACCACCAAGTAGCAGGTATCCAAAGGCGTCGCCTACGTGGGAGTGTTCATTCTTGTTTGGCGAGTCTCTAAATCGTTCTTGTCCTGCGCCGATGGCTACTCGTTTAAAGTGGTAGCCGCCAGCCAAGGACTTTCTTAACAATTTACAACTCTTGTCTACCAAAAGCCCCGGTTTGCCTTGGATTAACCTTTGCATTGGGGCGGCTCCTGCCTCGCGTCGGACTTTAAAGTCGTTAGACGGAGTAGGTTGAGCGCGTAATCCGAGGGTTCGCAGGTGGTCGAAGGCTGTAACTTCGTAGATAGCGTCACGCTGCATACCTGCTGGGTCGCCCCAGACCATAATCTGAGACTTGGGGAATCTGGCGTTTAGTTCACCCAGCAATTGCTGACCGAATCGCTCAAGGCCCATGTCAAAAGTGACAATCTCGTGCAGGACATGCCATGCCCCTGAGGGCATTTTCTGTCCGATCACTGCGGCTGGGGTCAAACCAAAGTCTAGTCCTACGTGGATGGGCAGGCTTTGGTCGTACTCTAAGTCTGCCGACATCATATTGTCGTCGTACTCAGGCCAGACGGGTCTGCCTTCCTGAACGTAGGTGTATTTACCTTCTGCGTAGCAACGAATCCAGTCTAGGTTCTTACCTAGTAGCATTTGCTGGTAGTAGCCAGCGGGGAGGTTTGAGATATTTTCAGCTTTGGAGTTTGGCTTCCACCATCTTCCTGCGCTATATATAAAATCGTTTGCTTCAGGATTGTCTGGCAATTCTCCCAGATCAGCTTCGACGACGCCTCCGGGCTGTCTAAAGAACTCCCACTTATACGCACCACTCATCTTCTCCTTTTCAGCCATCCTAAACCACCAATGGTCGTCGTCCATAGGGTTAGTGTCAAGGATAATGCCATGCCAAGTAGCGCCGCCATCACGCTTAGTGGGATAGCGACCAACACGATGAGTAAGACCATCGATAACAGCTTTAGGAAGTTCCCTAGCTTCGTTAACCCATGCCCCGGTAAGCTCAAGTGACAGGAGCTTCCTAACGTCTTTCGGCTGATCCAGCGCAAGGAATATCACCTCACAGTCAATGCCAGCAGCGCCATCTCTGGCTGGCAGTTTAATATGGTGGGTAATCGGTGGCGTCCACAATAAAGGACCAAAAGTATTCTCAGGAAACAAGTCTAACCACGTCTTAATCGTCGTGGTTTTGAGCATTGGATAGCTATTCCTGACAATAGCGAAGCGGCTGTACTTAATGCCATCGATGGGGCTAGGTGCTTGCTGCACTGCCTTCATCATAATCTCTGCGCAGCAGGCATAAGACTTACCGCTACCCACAGGACCCATGACGCCACGAACAAAACCTTTGGACTGCAAGAACTTCCAGACAACAGGGCTAGTAGAAAAGTCTAAGTTCAGCCCTGTGACGGGCATAGATTTTGAGCCTGTATCTTTGGTTTTGCTCACGCTTTACCCCTTGCGCGGATAGCTTCGGCACATTCAGCAGCGATTTTGTTAAACGCGCCCCATTCCTCACACACCTTCGCGCATTCCTCGCGCTCTGCTGCTGCGACTAAGGCGGCGAACTTGAAGATATTGAAAGTGTGTTCTGGATCGCCATTAAAGATAAACGCACCGCCACGCTTGTCGTCTATAAAGTCGCCTTGCTCCCGCGCCATGCGGATAATGTCATCACGGTTCATTAGATGGCTCCACGTCGATAATCTCAGGGGCTTTAACATTAATCCCGATAACACTAGGCTTATCTGATTCGTCAGCAGTATCCAGTAGTCCACTAGCCTTAGCCAGTATTCTCAATACACCAACCTTATCGTACAGTTCAATGTCCAATGTTCTGGTGGTATTGCCGTCTTTATCGGTACGCTCGTTGACCTTAATAGACTTAATAGCTTGCAGGGCGTGCTCTGGGATGTCTTTGCTGGGCTTGACCTTAATATTGCCCATGTCGTCCCATTCCATCACATCGGTTAGCTTTGTATTAGCGATGGTCAGTAGGGAGTAGGCGACTGCTTCTCTGTTCTTGGCGATAGTGGCTGAACCACCCAGACGCTGCTGGACGTTCTTGACTCCACCCCAATGCTTTATGCTTGGAATTTGTTTAGTGACTGCCATAGTGTCCTTGTAGTTTGTTGGTGGCCGGTGCTGATCTCCGGCTTTCTGCTCTCGTTACGATCCCGCGCAGCGCGTATCGCAGCCAACCGAGCGCGCATCAGCCTGCGCATTCACCAACAAAGAAGGGCAGGTTGCATTCCCCTGCTGGCCGGTTGCACTATGCACCTGTCACCCTATGGCCTACCCTTGTTTGTTAGTCCTCGTCTTTCCGAGGTGTCTGTGTGGTCTTCCAGCATGGAGCTCGTAATGAGACTGGTCCACACTGCCGGTGTTAGCAGGAAAAAGCATAAACCTGCGGCACCTCCGGCTGGCCTAATACCTACACGACTGGACACTCACCTCTTTCTCGTGAGCTGTGGTGCGGTCAGCTCGTCAGCAAGTGCCCATGCGTGTAAATGCCGGTCTTTCCCGGCTGTCAGATTGACCACTGACCTTGGGTTAATCAAGTGGGATAGCTACGCCTGTGTGCGCTCCCCTGATTACTCAGAGGCACAGTATCCGCTTTCCCGCTGCCATTTATATCAAAACGGTATGGGATCGTCTATATAATCATTCTTATCGGCAGGGGCATATCCATTGCCCTTATCTATACTATGCTGGCTCATCGTAGGCTGGGCAGGAACCATATTCCCAAGCTTGACAGAATAGAACACCTCTCCATTCTTCGTCTTCTTTTCCCACGCAGACAACCAAAACTCCTGACCATTTAACCTCATCTTCCCAGACCAGTCAGGACTATTCTCCGACTTCTTCTTCTTATTCAAAAACAAATTACCATTGTCATCACGCAACTCATATTGCTTATTACCATTATTCATGTGGCTCTCCAAAGAGATTAAAAAAAACTACTTGCAGTCTCCTGCTGTTCTACTATACTCCATTTCAGGGGCATTAAACCCGGCCCTCCCGTCGGTAGCTTGCGACCAAGGGAATAAACGTGGCGAATAGGACGGTTCTCCTTATTCATATCCCCGGATGGGACCAGATACAGAATATCGGGACACATAGTTCTTGCAGAGACTGACACCTCTGTTAGCCTAGATAAACAAGAGCAAGCAATCCTATTAGGATTTTCATATATAGCAATATATATGGGTTGGACTTTACACGTCCACCCTTGAGGCAACCTAGCCGACCTCCCTGCCGTGACACACCCCCCAGCCGTCAGGAACCGATACTCAGCTTTTTATATAAAAATAAGTCATTAAAACCCATCGGTTCCGGTCAAACCAGCCATATAAGGCAGGGAACATAACCAAAACTCAAGCGCCGCAGGCAACCTGACCAAAACCTGTGGGCGGCTAAAAAGCTAGAAAAAATTGAGAGTAGGACCCAGCGATACAGGCGACCCCCGGGGGGAGGGCATACCGCCTCTTCTCAGACTGCTAACCGTGCGAAGTATGACAGACGATGCGGAGGTTCTCTGCGAAACTGCCGCCAATCATCAAACACACGGCAAACCTCGGCCTCGAATGCACCGAAACTAACCCCGGCCTCAGCAATTCTTTCTAAGCTTGCAATGTCTTCAGGTGTTACAGTTCTGCTAATGTTGGCAGACTGGCAGGCGGACTTCCACAGTCTCACACACTCCACAACCCTTAACTTTTCCTCAACGCTGTTTCCCCGCGTTAATCCTTCCCTGTCAATTGTTACTTTGTTTCCCTCTTCAGATTTAACATTTGAGGCTTCGATTGACTTCTGCAGGATGCGTTGCTGATGTCCCGGCGGCTTATCTTCGAAGGCAATAACTTGCAGCAGTTCATTAGTTGATAACTTCTCATCGTAGATTACCCGCATGATCTGCGCAGTTCTCCCCCATGAGTGATTCTTGACTTTGGTTATGTAGCCCCAAGCAACCAAGCGTTTCATCTGTCTGCTGATGGTTTGCCGGGTAACTCCGAGGTCCTTCGCTAGATTGTCAAAACCGGGCCAGCAAAGCCCTGCCCTGTTGGCATAACTGCTAACCGCAACCAATAGCTTCAGACTGGTGAACTTGAGTCTGCGATCCCTAACAGCCCTGATCGGGATAATTGAATACGCTCTCCGGTCTACCGGCGGCTGTTGGATAATCTTCGGCGGTTCCGGCAGTTCAAAGCTTTGCATCTTTTATCATCCGTGCAACTTTGTCTGAGGTTGTTTCCTGATTCCGGCAGTATTCTCTGATTGCCTGCTCCACGATCCTGCTTCGACTGATCCTGCTGTCATTGGCAAGCTTGTCCAACATCTCCCGGACGTCTTCACGTAACCTTATAAATGTCGCTTTTTGATTCATAGACGCATGCTATCACTTTGCAATAATCAATCAATATTTATTTATTGACGTTCGCCAATTAGAGATTATCCTTCGAACTGTCAGCAATGACATCTGTCAACTAACCGAAGAGGGGTTCACAATGCAAGTTCTCATTCATTCCGAGCACGTCGAAGGGTTCGACATACATTTCTACGCACTGCCCGAAGAGATGCACCCACGGCATCATTTTGACGATTCTGTCGATGATATATCCGACATCTGCGACAAGATTAACCGAGGCGTGTATCAATGGTTTGTCGCTAAAGTAACCGCAAGCAAGGCCGGGATTGAGCTGTCTTCAGATTATCTCGGCGGCTGTCTTTATGATTCCTGCGAGCAATTTGTCGAGGATAACGATTACTACTCTGACATGCGCAACAGTGTTATCCAACAGGCAAAAGAAAAGATTAACGAACTTGCCGAGGTGACAGCATGAAACCATTTAACCTATTTCTCTCAATCGTTTGCCTCTTGCTTGCGGGCTTCGTCCTTGGCGCATGGTATCTCGGCCAATTGGACAATCTGGAATT